GTGATAAGGTTTGACTTCGTTTAAGTATCCTGCTAAAAATTCTTGGTTGTCTGATTGGAAGTTTTCTATAGGTTTTAGTTCCCTTATCGTGTGCGTTACGTCAACCAAAGAAGTTTTGTTGAGCCATGGCAGATAATTCTGTGACTCATCTGTTTCACTATTGATGTATTCAAACAAAATAATTAGTGATTTGTTTCTGTGTTCTACAAGTTCATCAATATAAATTTGTTCATTTAATGCTCTAACAATCCAACGTGTTTCTTCACTTGGATATTCGTCAAAAGATGCAGTGTCAAAGAAATTGTCACCGAATCCTGTTTTACCTGCGGCGTAATCCCACAAGTAAGTCTTAAATTTTATTGTGCCGTTTTCTAAACCGATGCGTGTCCAAACACCTGTACCGTCATAACGATACATTTCCCACTTACCTTCACCGTTTTCATCAACAGTAACAATAGTATTTCGTGCCACATTTAATTTTGCAAGATCGGCATAAATTGCTACAGTTTGTGTAGACTTGGTATTGTTATTATATTGAACTTCTGTTGACGGGGTAGGCAACCACCAGTTAATGTATTCCCAATAATCAGTAGTATTATAGTATTCTCCTGTTTGGAACAAGAACGATGCTTCTCGTCTAGTTTCAGCAATAGGATACTGTGCAAGAATAGTGTTTGCGTATTCTAAGTAGTTTTTAAGTGCAAAGAATCTGTTAAAGAAGAAACTTTGTCTTGGTCTTGCCAACACACCTGACTGCACTGCTTTTGGTAAGTATGGATTAGGAACAACTCCACCTACCTCATCGACTCCTGACATAGAATCTAACATTCTGTCATATAGACCTTCGGGTCTATTAGTTGCAGTTTCGGGACCAAACTTGGGCAGACCCGGCAAGAAGTCATCAGCAGAGTTTGCTCTAATTAAATTAAACTCTTGGTGCGGTTGATCGTCACTTAATCCAGTTGCAAAACCAACATGTAATACTGAATCGTTTGCATTAAGAAACGGCTGTGCGTTGTACAATGCAAACGTGTTAGGTAACAACGGTGCAAAGAAAGGTATGCCTGTATTTTTAGGATTAATAATATAATCTTGTAACGTTCTGTCACTTAATGTTTTGCCAATCTGTTGATTAATAATATTGCTGTTACGCACCCAATAATAGTACATTGGCGTAACAACACCTGATGCATTTAACCTTGATTCTATAACATATTGAGTAATATCTTTAGGTGTTCCTCTTCCTGTGTAACCGTCTGGTGGAACATTGCTTTCAATCCAAGTACAAACATAAACGTCAGATCCAGGAAAAACTCTACCCCAATATCTACTGTTATAAGTTACATCATTTTGATGATAGTTCATCCAGCGTACTTTAGATGTGTCGAACCACATTTGGCCAACTTGATTAACACCCCAAGTCATACCAGAACTTCTTACTCTGCCGCCGTCAGAATTATATGTTGCAGGATCTATATTGCTAACATAATCTAAGTTTTGTCTAATAGCACCCAATAATTTATTTTGCATTGGATCTGGATAATCAAAATTGACTAGTGTATTATTTGTTTCTGCACTATATAACTGAACGTTTTGAATTTTTTCAATGTCAACGATAGGAGCAGATTCTCTGTAAATTCCCCAGTCTTTAAGACCAGTGCTATTTCTATAGACATTAATCTGTCCTGATATGTCTGTGTAAGAATAATTAGGTGTTCCGATAACTACTTGATTATCGTTAAAGTCTAATGCTGTTCCATAATATGGCTGATATCCATAGTTTTCGTCAAGTGAGTTACAATGTTGTGCATACACAAACTGTCCTGGATCTGCTAAACTACCATTATAATTGGCAAGATAATCAAACATATATACGGCGCCAGCGTTTGGATAATCATCTACGAATCTTGTTGCATTATTATCAAACACTGTGTCGTTATGTAAATTTTCATCATCAACAAAATCAAACGTTGTACCTAAATATCTTGTGCTTGCAGGTGCAGAAATAACTACAGAGTCACGGTCATTAAATTTAATTGTGCTTCCAAACAGTGTTCTGGATTTACCATGGGGAGGTAAAATTGTTTGCGTTTCTGTATATAAACTAATACCTAATTCTGCAAACAACTCATCATCAGTTTGTTGTAGTTTTAGTTTTTCATTGATTACACTTAAGCCAGGTGATATTGTTGACAATATTAATTTATTATCACTAGCCGATGCTGTAATGTTTGTAATTCCGTTGTTGTTAATTTGTGTTGCAACTTGCTGTGCGTTACTGCCTCCTGCCAATGGTATGCGATAGCCGTTAATTAATAACACCCGACTTGTTGTTAAAGAACATTCTTCGGTGCCTACTACTGAACCATATTTTGCTCCGGCGTCAGTGTATCTGTGTACTGCGCCATCGATTGTTTCTTCACCGTTTTCGACAATTTCTCCAGGAGCACCAAATAATATTTCGTTTGCTGAATTCGTTATAGCAGTGTCGTAACCAAACTGTATACCAACTCTGTTTGTGTTAGGAGCGTCAACTGTTTGTGCCCACTGAAACTCGTTGCTTTCTACTGTAAGTATGTCGCCCGCTCTTAATATAGAGTAATATCTAAGATTAGTTCCTAAAACAGCATAATTATTGTCATTTACTATAGTGCCATTTACTTTTGCTGTAATTGCTTCTGACTGCACATATGCAGTAAACGTTACGCTAGGCGTATCTGTGAGCGTCACAGGGGTCGTTGTAGAACGAGTTGTCTTTAACGATATTGTATTACCAACTATATCTTCAATGTAATAAACTGTTGATGAAGATATCCCTGAATCTCCGAAATCAGCGCCATCAAATACAACAGGATCATTGACGTTCATGCCAGTAGTTGACGCTAGTGTAATATAATTTGATGCAACCACTGTTGCTGAACTACTTGTTACAGTAGGTGTAAATGCAATTGGGAACTGTTGGTACTGATCTTCTCCATTAGTGTATTGTGATTCTATATTTTGAATCAACCGCTGATAGATATAACCATTACCAAAGTTAGTTAAATTACTTGTTCCTGTTTTGTAAGGTGCTCCTACTGCAAGAGTGTCACCGTTGTAGTCTGTAGAAACAGAGAAACCAAAGTTATCACCTGCTACTGCTCCCTGCGTTGCACCATCAATTATAATTGGTGTAGTGTTGTAAGTTACTTGATTCGCAATACCTGTACCTGAACCAACTCCAGTAGCAATAAACGTAATACCTGTTTTTCCTTCAACAGCACCGATCGATTCCCAATCAGTGTCACCTACTTCAGTAATTTCATATGTTTGTCCTACAACAAAGAAGCCTGCTTCAAAAGGAATTCTTTGTTTGCGGTAGATATAAACTTTATTATCTGATGGATAACCTGCAAAAATCCAATTTTTATCTTTTGATATAACAACGTCTGTACCTACACCACTTGGCACAGAAATAGCAGGTTGATATTCTACAATATCATCTGTTAGAACTGTATTGTTTAACGTGTAAATGTGTAAGTTAGGTGTACCTGTTGGCTCTGAAACAATATACATATTGTCTGATGCTGATAAACTTGTACCAAAAGATATACCACCTGTTAACAGACTACCTGTGTCTTCATCAAAATTATTTGTTGTTTCATTGTAACCATAACGATAAACTTTTCCAACGTCAGCATCGCCGATTAAGTATCCCATTCTTGGGCCGTACGCAACAGCACTACCAAATGAGATGCCGTCTGCTCTATCTAGTTCGTTTAGTTGTGTATAGTTAATAGACTTTCTATAAACTGCCCAGTCTCCGTTTTCACCTTCGTCTACCCAAACTGTGTTTTTAGTAAATTCTGCTTCAAGTAAATCTGTATCTGGAATATTAGATGGTTTTGCTACACGCTGACTAATAAATGTAAGGCCCAATCCAGAATTAGTAACCTGTACAGGTTGTGCGTCTCTTAATGTAAGGTTAATATTGATTGTGAAAGCATCTACTATAGCGATGGCTACATAATAACCATCAATCTCAGGGCTAACATTTATAAAACAAATTGTGTCAAGTTTCTTAAGATTGTGTCTATCTTCAAATCTAATCTGTGTTACTTTTTCTCCTAAGAATTGTGCGCCTGTAACTCTGGAAACAGGTTTCCACGTAAACACTCTCCACTTTTCTTTGAAATTTGCTATCCAGGCATAATCTCTAACATAAAAGGCCCTAATAGGTACACCAAGATCCTTTGAGTTTCTTGCCCTTCTTAGTCCAGCATAAGTGTATGATGCCATTCGTACATCATCATAGTTCACATAACCTGCAGTTGGATATAAACTATCTGCATAACTACTATTTGTTGTTAACAAGACATTAGGGTCAGTAACAGGTCTTGCATAATTATACAAATTATGAATAGAAACTTCTTGCATGGCGCCTGGTGTGGGTGTTCCGTTTGTTATGCTAACGATGCCGGGGTTTCCTGTTAACTTAGATTGATTAACTTTAAAGTCAACAAAGTTGCTATTTAAGGTACCACCAAACTGTCCAGATAGAATAGCCCAGTTTTCATAAACATCATAGTCTATACCACCCTGTGGTAAATTTGCACCTTTGAATGCAGAAACAGCATTAGGTGTTCCTTTGTTTTTAATTAAGTTTTTGTAAACGTTAACTTGTGTAATGTCAGTCAAATCTACAAGAGCAAGATAATCTCTTGGTCTATAACCAATCAATGAAAACGATAATTGATCTGCATCTTGTTCTAAGTTTGCTGTATTAGTGTTGTAATACAGTGTTTGTTCATATGAACGTGTTGATGAATTCGGCAACAAACCTTTTTGTATTTCATCATAATCTGTAACAAGCCATTCTGTTTCTTGGAACTTAGATGCTGGCTGAATTGTTTTTAATGCCGTCCAGTATTTGTTTTTGTAAGTAACAATCATTCCTTTGGCATACTTTTTGCCAACAGCCCAGGGTTCGATGTTGTCCTGATTTAAAATAAATCCAGAAGCAAACATTGTTCCGTTCCACTCTGCGGTTTTAACTCCACGCATATAGATACGATTTTGCCTTAAGCCAGTAATTAAATTATAAATGACATCATTAAAGACGGTTACGTTATCAAAAACAATACCGTGTTCAAAGTTACTTAAGTTAACTTGTAGGTAAGACATAGCATCACCTGAATTTAATGTTTTAACATTAAACTCAGTATCTAAACGTGTAATTGCCAAATCATTTGTTTTTATAGGGTATAAATTTTGGTTTAATATAAAGTTATTCTGTGTAACTGTTAATGGCTGAACAATCTGACTTTCTCTATTAATTTTTAAATTTTGAGCCGCAGGGTTCAAAGTAATAATTGACCCGTTTTCCCAGCCTGTTTGTGACCAATATAAAAACTCTTTAGTAATAAAGTCCCAGTTAATTTCAACACCGGAGTCGATTTCATCAAACACCATGCCTTTGCGTCTTAAATAACTTGAATAACCTGCTAAGAAAGTTGCAACTTCTTGTGGCGTGTAGAATATTGTGCCGTATGGGACTAGAGTTTCTTGTGTTTCACTTGTAGTAAATTCATTAGGTATTTTTACAGTAATTTCATCTACTGTAATTTGTCTATTATTTCCATTGTTAACTGGTTTATCAATTACAAAAAATGCTTGGCTTTGTGAATTGCCGTATACTCTCCAACCGTCATTTGTAATTTGTAAAACAACAGCGGAATATTTGATTGTATCTTCTGGTTGATTATCGTGTAACAACACAGCATAACTTTCATCTGGAATTAACAAGGATGCGTTATTAGAGTTAGGTGTGCCTTTTTCTACAAAGAATTTTAATAGTGTTTTATCACTATAGCCAGCAAGACGATAAATCAATCTAACATCTAAGTTATTGAATAGATCAGTAAGTGATGTAGTTGCATCTACACCTCTTACTTTTTCATAATCAACAATCCAGTTTAAGTAACTTGTTTTTGGTGTTCCAGAACCATATACTTGAATATCATTAATAATTAAATGAGTTCTGTTGTCTACAAGATATTGTTTAAATTCTGTATTATATTTGTAATTGTCTAAATCAACTGCTAAATTAAACAATTGAGCAGGTTTAGTCAATGCAAAAAGTTTTATTAAATCAAAAGGCCAAGTAGAACTTCTACGATAAGATAATTCTGCTGATGCAACGTCACCCACTTTCCAATCTCGTCTAAATGTATTAGAATTGTATTGTCCAATAATTGCGTCCATGGGAGAACGTAGGTTGCCTTGTGCGTCTACTGGTATGATTTTACTTAAACCAGGACGAGCAACCTTTTCATCAGTAATTGGGTCACCGTTGTTCCAAATATAACCTGCTTCTAAGTCTGCCCATAAAATATCATTGTTGCTTGTATATGGTGCAGGTCCGTAACGATCTGTCCACCAATCAGGCATATTAGCAAAACCTAACATTTCCCATGGTGCAGTATTTGGCTGGAATGAATCATAGAAGTATTTGTATAATCCTCTCCAATAGCCTTGATACACAGGAGTGTTTGTTAGTTTATTACCTGCGGCTGTATAGTTATAACTAAACTGATTTGTAGAAGAATATCCTTGTTGTGTTTTATAATTAATTCTGTTTGATCCTGCCCAGTTCAAAAACATAGGTGAATACATTTTTAAGAAGTCTTCGTTAGAATATGTGCCTTCTCTAAAGAAGCCAGGCATAATTTCGTATTCGTTAATAGGAACTTCGCTAGAAAGTTTAATGTTGTTATAAATTCTTTGTTCAAATTCAAGCATCAACTGATCTCTAAAATCAGTTAAGCCATATTCTTCGCTGTAGTCTCCATAGAGGGTTGTATACGAACCATCGTGTCCTTGAATAACATAAACGGGTGTTGAATAGTTTGTTGCTAATATTACTTGTGGTATAAACTTAGGATACAATCCCAACTTAGTTGGAGTGTTTGGAACATATGAACCATATGTTTGATTGTATTCTTTGATCGTAATTACATCATTTGGCTGTAACAATACAGTTACATTTAATGATGGAGAAGTTGTAGAAACTGTATAGTCTCTGTCTTTAATTAGTTGTGTAGTTACCTGAGTACCTTGAACCGTTCTGGTAAGATATACCAATACACCGCTATAGTTTGCAGTTTCAAAATTATAAATTTTTGTTAAAGGATAAACTGATTCTTGTAAAGCATTAGCAAACGTATAGTTGTTTGATTGATATGGTGCTTGAGAGGGCATCATATCACTCCAGAAGAAAGGATCAATTTCTGATTTAGCAGATGTTACTGCGTCTAATGTTTGATCCAGTATATAGGATGCAGAAAATCGCTGTTCCCAATCAATGTCTGATGCAGTCTTAACTAAAAGTTGTTTGTATTGTACATATGACTCACTATTAAATTGCAATGCATCAAAAATATTATGCTCTGATTTGCGTGAGAACGTGCCTGGTAACACAAGTGAGGCAGAGTTTTGAATAATCTTAGTACCATATGGTACAAGATTTCCTAAATCTCTATAATTATTAGATCCAAAAATTGCACCTTCAATGCTTGGTGCATTTACAAAAATGTTTTGATATTGTGATCTTACGTCACCGATATTAACTGTGGTTAAATCTCCATTAAATGGATTGTTATTCAAGTTAATAGGTATGCCATAATATGCAGTGTCACTAACTTGATCACTTAATAGTAAAATTTGAATAGGTGTATCGTCAACAGGTGCTGTGTTTAAGGTGACAACCGTAGTCTTATCTGTACTAGTAACAACATAATCTGTTGGCAACACAAAGACGTTGTTTATATAAACTTGTATTCTAGGCCATTTAGCAGTATTGTCTGGATCTTCAGGTAAAACAGCAATATCACAAGTGAACTGGGCTGTGGTCCCTTTTGTATATTCTAGTTCAAATATTTGATATTGAACTGAGGGGGCAACTGCTGTTTGCCAACCCAATTCTCTTGTAAAGTCTGCATTGGTTGTGTAGTCGTACACGTAACCAGTATTAACTTTTTGTTCTATCGGCTCGGTGCCTGTTACATAAGAAAAACTTTGACTGTTCAGTGCTACGTCAAAACTAATATCACCCACATTGTCTATATTAGAATAACTAAGAGGGAAACCTAATACAGTGTCGTTTGCGCCTGTACCAATTCCATATGCAAATAATTTATTGCCTATAAATGATGTACCTTGATAATAGTCAGCATCACCGAATGAAATACCGTTGTTATCAAATACATCAAACAATGGTGCTTGGTTAACAGTTAGTTTTTGTTGTGCTTCTGACCAGTACTGACCATCAAACCAAAAAGTTGAACCCTGATAATTGTATCCTCTTAGTGATACGGTTTGATCATTTTCTTCAACTGGACTATCTTCTGATTCAGTCAATGTTATAACTGTTGGTCCACCGGTAGATAATTTTGAAAATCCTACTATCCAAATTTTATTTCTAACGCTAATGTTAGTATCGGCAGCAAAAACAATTCTTGCGCCTGAGAATAATGCATATTGATCTACTGTGGTGTCACTACCTACAATAGATGAATTTATTGTTTCTGCAAAAGTTGCTGGACTAGCCCAAGAAACTTCTAATATAGTATTGCTACCAACTATATCAATACTGTCGATTTGTGTATTTGTTGGTAAAACATTTGTTGAGTCTGTGATATACATTCCAACTTGAAATGCAGTATATACATTTGACGTTGGTACAGTAATCGTAGTAGATACAGGTGAGGCTGTTCCAGATCCTGCACCGACGGTTACTGCGGTAACAATATCATTGACTTTATACGTGATACCGTTGGTGCCTGCAAGGGTATTCCAATCTGTGGTGCCCAAAGAAACAATTTTATATTTATTGCCAATTGTAAATGATGACTCTGAAATTGCGGTTTCGGTTACTGCACTAATTGTAGCAGTATAATCCGTGTACGTTTCAACGTCTGGGTAATAAGACTGTTGATTTGCTACTTTTGTAAATGCATTGGTTGTTCTTGTGTCGATAAAGTCTACTGGATTTTTAGAAGCCGCACCAGAATTAAAAAGTTTTAAGTTTGGATAAAACTCAATGATAGGACGTTTTGCTTTGTTTGTTCCAGTAGCATACGTTGTAATAATAGTTGGGTCTTCGTTATACTGTGCTGTAGCATTAATAACTTCTATATGGAACCATCTGTTTGATCTAGACCAAGCATTATTATTAATAGAGTTTCTAGCAATAGTAATGTAATCAGGATCGACGGGTATAAAAAGTTCTGTATCAAAATTACCAATCGAATATGGAAGAGTATCGTATGGAATATAATTGGCGCCAGTAAAATCTTCTGGACACAATAATTTATTAACAGGAACAAGTTCAATACTTGTACCTACTCCCTCTACATAATATTCCCCATTCAAATAACTAGAAGGAACTACATCTCCGTCAAACTGTACTTTTAATCCGTTAGTAAATACTACTCCGTTTGTTGATGTAAATGTTTGTTGTCCTAAAATGTCTTCGTTGACGTTTAGTGTGTTTGTTAAATTGCTTTCAATTAATCTAATAACACCAACTTTATTTGGATTAACTCCATCCTGATAATACAATGTATCTAGTAACGCTGACAAGTATGGAATTTGTAAAATAATACCGTCTGCACTTCTATAAAAATCTAAACCAATATATTCTGTACCGTATATTACAGTAATTTTTTCTTCTGTAGGAATAACTCCTGACGGTATTAATCTAATTGTTGGATCTGTAGGATCTCCTACATATGTAATAGTATAAAAGTTTTCTGATACTGCCGAGTAAAAACCTTCTTCAAACAATCCTTCATTTACATTTGCTACCATTTCGCCTGTGCCAGCAAGTAGTGGTAACGTAATGCCACCTAAAGTTTCACTAATAGTAAATGTAGTTGAAGATATAATATCTTTTACATAATAAATTTTGTCTACACTTAATCCACCTAACAACGGTAGACCGTCTGGCTGAGTAAAAGTAACTGTTTGGTTTTCAATTAAGCCTGAAGTATCGCCTGATGCTAATACTAGTTGTGTCGTTGTTGTTTGATCAATTGATAGTGTTACTGGTGCTACAATTTCAGGAGATACTAAGTTTACATCATAGTTTGCACCGTTCTCATCAAAAAATGCCTGTACATAACCTATTTCATCTGGATCTTCTGTATCATAAAACATCACTGTTAAACCGTCTAGTGATGTTACTCCATCAATGCCCCCAATCTCAGATAACAATTTTCCGTTTATGTTTTCAAACAGTTCGTTTGTTACAACATCGACGGTGTTGTTACCTGGGAAAACAAATTGATCTTGTGCCGAACGACTAGGTACAGTAAATGTTACGTAGCCTTGATTAGCACCGTTATTAGATACGCCTAATATATCTCTTGTATATTGATTGCCATCGTATCCAGTTACTCCGGGTACACCTTGAATCCAAAAGCCTGTTTCTTGGTTAACTGCAAATCTGTATGTTCCGCCACGTAGTAATGTGATTGTAGGGTTGAGAGATCCTGATGCCGCGCCTGATGGTCGAATATTATATGCTTGAGGTAAATCTGATACAATGTAATCGGTTTCTGCAAACACTGTAGCACTTGCTACAGTAACAACAGGAGGACCTTCTGGTATCCAATAGTATTCATTGAAATTAATTAATTTATCTAAATTAGTAAACGAATCCCATGAATAAAATTCGCTCTGAAATAATTTAGAATTGTCAAGTGTTACTGAGCCTTTTAATTTTAACGCATCAATGATTCCAGGATACGTTACAAAGTCTTGTGCGACAGATTGATTATTTTTTAAAAAAGCAACGCCCGGGGCTAATTGATAATCTGTTCTTGTTTTTGTAGGCTCTGTTACATAGAAATCTTTTGCATTGACACCGTAACCAAATTTGCTACCCACATAACCTTGCAGTGTTTCATTTTTTGGTGGGTTAACTAATTGGTCAAGGGTTGCACCCAAAAACTCTGCGTTTGAGGGAGTTTTGAATATTTCTGGTAGAAACTCAAGTGTTCTAATTCTATGACTCATTTACATACCTTTAAGACTTTAGTGTTTCTGGCGTTAAGGCTGCCACAACAACAATGTCATTAGTAGTTGCCGCATTAGCAAATATTTCGTACGGTTTGCATTTGATTTCATACAAGTCCCCAAATTGTGATTCTGGATCGTTTGGAACTAACACTACTGAACTTAAATACTCACCTAATTCTTCATGTAAATATGCACTCAATTCAGAGAAAAAGAACGTGTCTCCAAAATTCCAATAATTAATATCAAAATATGAGTCCATAGCCGTTAACACTGCACTTCTAATCTCACTATTACTTGCATTGGTGTTTGTTGCTTTTACTACTTTTATAGTTGCTTGTAAAGAAGGATCTGCCTTAGCACCAAACAAAGGTTTAAACGTGACACTATTTAATATCACTGAATCTGATAACATTTTATAATCTTGTATCTGTGGATATTCTGCACTCAATTGACTAAGAGTTGGCTCTGTTGGTTTTTTAACAGTATTCGTAGTGTCTTTGATCCAATTTTGGTAGTCTGTGTAATAAGCATTAGTTACCAAATACATATCAATAATATTAGTAGTAGCAGGATCAATGCGTGTTGTGTTATTTGCATTGTGTCGATATTGGAACGATAAGCCTTGTCTTCCTGGCTTAACTGAATAGTCTGTTTGTTCTACTAACACATAAAAAGGTGTTACTACAGTAGGATCTTGTACTGTTTGATAGAATTTATTTTCTGTATACGCATAGAATAATTCTCCTTCAGGGTACTCATATTTTACAACTTCGATTTGACTCTTTGTTGCAAAATTATAAACAATGTCTGAACTAGGAACAATAATTTCTCTTGTCAAATTGACAGGGTCAGTTATGGTTCTAAAGAATACATACACACCTATATTAGCACCGTTATTAACATAACCTGTGATGTCGTTAAAGAAATCAGGATCTAAAATTAACTGCCGATTGTTTACATCTGTTGCCGCAACTTCAACTTGGAAATCATTTACATAACCGTCGCTTTCAACAGTTTGTCCTAAAATATTAACTTTAGTGTCTGCACCTAATGCATTGGTAGAACCAAATTGTGGATTAATACCTAATACACTAACAAAATCTTGTATAATTTTTCCAGTAAACGGATCGTATACCAGTTCATTTGGACTAAACGTAAAACGAATGTCGTCTGCACTACCAAAATAATAGGTAAGTGATTTGTATGTTACAGTGTATCTGTTGTTACCTAAACTTGTAAACTTGACAAAATAGTTTGGATCAGTAAATGTACTAATCGACCAGCGTTCTTGGTTTATTAATTTAGAATTATTGAATACTAAAGTAAAATCTTGTTGTAATTCTATTTTTAAAATACATTCTTGTATAATCTGAGGTGATAACGAATTGTCAAATACTGGAATAATTTGTGACAGTATTACGCCGTCAGGTACATAACCATTTAATGTAACTGGGCCTTGTCCGTTTGCGAATGTTCCTTGACCGTTGTTATTACCATCGTCAACAATGTTTAATACAGTTGACCAAATATATGTAGAGTCGCCGGGTCCTGGCACTCCTACTTTTAATCTATTTTCGCTAGTAAAATAATACCCAGTTGGTGCAGTGAATTTTAATATTGAACCAGCAGTAACATATTTTGCATTTGTTGTTGTAAATGTACCTAACGGCGCCGGATTTTCTACTTCTCCGGTAAGTGAATATAAGTAACCGGTTTCATGTGTAGAATCAACCGAACTTACTTTCCAATATAATGCAGGATCACCTGTGCCTGGATATGCATATCTAGGGTAATTTTGAATATAATATTGTGTCGCTCTATTCAGTGCTAAAACAGAGGCTAAATCGTCTGTAAAAAACTGAATGATGTCACTTGTGTTTTGTACTTGTAATGTGAGGAATCCGTCAGTATCAGATTGATATAGTGCTCCGTCAGCACCAAAAGAATTTGTACTAGAATATTTTCCTGTTGGATCTAGTAAATCTAAATTTTTAGAAACACCAATAGAACTTCTGTTTACTGCTTTAGATTTAATAATAGAATTATACAGCGTATAAGGGAAGTTAGTGTAATCTTCTCCGTTTACCATTCTATTTTGAGTATAGTATCTTGTTGGGGCACGTTGCTTAATAGAATCTAAAGACTCTCTAGCCTGTGCATTAGACACTGTAAGAGGTAACGTCAATGAAACAGTTAATGTTTCTCGTCTACCTTTTCTGCTAATGTATGTCATTGTAACTGAAATACCGTTCATTTCAGAAGGATCAATTTGATATGTCATTGCATTGCTTGATCTTACATATGCTCTAAAATTACCAACAGGTATTTTTGAAAATACACCATCGCCAAATACATAAGTTACTTGGTCATTAGTACGTGAATTTACAGAAAATATATTTTTGTTTGATGATTCTGTTTGCAAGTATGCATCCGAATAAACATTATCAACTTGTTTCCACAACGTCCTAGTAGTGTCCGAGTTTAATTGATATAACCAAGTATCAGTTTGATTGATGCCAGGAATATCAATGTCTTGTGTTTCGTTTGCTATAGCCTGCTGAAATGTAAAATCGTTAGTTTGCAAGGTGCCTTGTTTAAAATAAAACATAAAGCCTGTGTTTGGACTTCCATATCCTAAACCATCGTTTCTTAGTAAAACGTTAAACATACCATTAGGGCTAGGTGGTATTTCGTATACATAATCTTCGTTTATTGATGTTGCACTTACTAACTCAAAGTTCATTGATTGTGCATCGACCACTGACGTAAAGGGCACGATTGGCAAACTTCCTTCAGGAATACGCATTGTATATTCTGATGTTTGTACACCCATTATGTCTGATGAATTACCGGGTTTGCCTATTTTTTGTGAATCAATTAAAGTAGCATTTAAAATAGTATTAAATTGATCTACCCACTGAGTGTTTGACGGATCATTCCAAACAACAGTTTTGTTGCTTAGACTTGCTCCATTCATGTCAGATACGTTTTCTGTTGTTCTAAGTGCAGTGATTTTCATATAACCAGATGCACATGTATTTCTTTTTGGAGTATAACTAACTAGGTCTGCAAGTTTAATAACTGAATCTCTACGTTCAGCAGTATCAATAAAGTTTTCTCTGGTATTAAGATCATTTCTGAATGCAAGACCTTGACCCATAAAAGCCATAACATCAAGCAAAGCAATAAACTCTGATGATTCAATATAATCATTATACGTCTCTGGATAGTATAGACGTAGGTAATCTATAAAACTTTTTCTGAGGGTTTCGTAGTCATAACTTCTGAAATCTGCTTCTCTAAACGTCTGATAGATTGCTTTCCAGTCGTTAACTCCGAATAATCCTGATTGCCTTGAACTTGTAGCCATAGTTATTCTCTTGTATTAATATATTTATCATTATGGAAAAACCGAGTTTTTTATTAGACAGTGTACGCAGTGTTTGAGCCTTGGTCAAAGAACACCGCTAAATCATTGGCAGTAACGAAGGGATCAACGGACAACTGCATTGCTAATAAAATGCCATTTTCTTTGGTATATACACTAACTGTGTTTACATAAAGACGAGGATCTAATGATGCTACTCTACGAACTTCGTTTTGTATTGCATTAACAACATCAATAGTATTAGGTTCAAATACAAAGTCCCAAAGAGTTGTGCCGTAGTTAGGTTTTCCTACTTTTTCGCCCTTACGTATATTCAATGCATTAACAAAATCTTGTATAATTAAACTTGCATCGGTAAGACGAAACTTTTTTCCAAATACTATGCCACCTTGAGGAATTATTCCGTCGCCTACTGTATTATAACGAGTAGTGGTTGTGGAATAAGTTCTAGTCTTATTTGCGTTTTTTGTAGAAAATCCTATGTATTTTGCCATGATACTATTTATTCCCGTTATGCACTGTCAAAGTTGTCTCTTGGATCATTTTGATCGAGGTCTCCACCACCACCGCCATCATCGCTTTCATCTTCTGGAGGAGGAGTTGCATCTTCGTCATTTGTTTGATTTTCATCTTCACCAACAACAGCATCTACTGTGTTTTCTTCTACATTTGCTCCATCTTCATCTGCAGGAGGTGACCAACTAAATTCATCTAAATAAGGATTACTTGAACTAACCGGACCTTGCATCCACACAAATTGAGTTCCGTTAAACACCCAATATCCTGATGCGGTTAAATTATCTGCGGCTGTCCATGTCCTATCCCTATACTCCTGGGCCGAGTAGGACCATCCGTCTTCTACCGTTAAACTTGACCCAGGTACTGAACTATCACCGATAAATCCGGTCGAGGACCATTTGCCACCGGGGGAGAGAGTGTAGGTCCATATGCGCCCTGATGAAAGAGACAGGCCAGTTATCTCATCTAAATTAGTAACTATCCCTTTTCCAGAGAAATCGTTCGGGGTGACAATATTTTGCGTTTCAAAACCACTTGAATATTGAGACGTACTATTTGCATAACTAGAATGAACACTGTCGTAATTTCTTGGGTCAAATGCATTAAACTGTGAGTCAAACCAATAATTATATAATGCTACGTTGTTAGCCACCGCCTCTTGTTGATCTATTGTGTCAGCCGCACTTGAAGTATTATTGCCATATACTTGATTTGTATCATTTATTGCCGCATTCTTCACTTGATCTTGTGCTTGTTTAATCTTAGCGATTGCAGGATCAGTTACCGGAGTTCCTGTACTTGGAGCAGTAGGTGCAGCCTCTTCAGCCGCTTCATATGCTGTAACCGCTGTTGTGTATGCAGTATATGCAGTGTCGTATGCCGCTTTAGCGGCTATAACAGCCGCGGCGTCTGACCCATCTGCTAATGCAACAGAGTATGCTGACTGTGCTGTTGCTAAAGCCTGTTGTGCTGTTAACACTGTGTTTCGTGCAGTCAATAATGCTTGATTTGATCTTTCTAAACCAATTGCTTTCTGTATGTCTCCGGTGTCTATAAAACCTAATAAATTAGGTCTAGGTACTAAATTAGGACCTATTGTGTTATTAATAAGACTTGTAAGCCCGGCTCTGTTAAATGTATTGATACCGATACTTGGTAATTTAGCAGAATCACCCGAGGCTGATGTTAATGATCTGAGTGCTCCTTTAACAGTTGCGGCAAATTCTCCTACCGGAGCTTGGGATCCAACACTAGAAACAAAGGAACTTGTTAATCCTCCCTGTGTGCCAATATTGGTTAACATTCCACCTAATGAACTAGGAGCGACTGCACCTACATCTGTTCCGCTAAATGCCGGGACTGCTAATTTTTGTGTAAATTTATCAATTAGGCTGGAATTTGCGGCGCCAGCAACTTGGCTGCTTAATCCTTGTACCATTGGATTTAGATTTTCTGTTAATTTAGCGCCTGCAGAGTTTACCGTTAATCCTGCTATAGAACTACCACCCGGCATATTTGCTAAACCTGTTGCTACTGAAGATGCTAAGCCAGGGGTCAATCCTCGCTGAACTTGGTTGGCAGCATCCATTAACACAACACTATTACGAGTCAAATTACTAGGACTTAATCCTGATACAGCCGCTCTGCCGGCGCCTGCTAACTGAGATAAATTTTGCGGTGTGTTTGCCTGCATAGGTTTAAATGTTTTTGTAATTGTTTTAAATGCCGATGCAACAGGTCCTATTCTTGTATCTAAAGAATTACCAAAAAATTCTGTTGTGTTAGGTGTAGTGGATTCAAATAACCCGGCGCCAGTAATAGCGGCCAATGAAGATGCTATGCCACCAGACGGTCCTCCAAATTGTGCTTTTATGGCTGCCTGTGTTCCTTGACGAATGCCGGTTTTTGCTAAGGTCGCTAAATTAGTTGGAGTGGATGCGCCGTTAACAAAGTCTCCCATAAATCTACCACCTGCGGCGCCACCTGCTGAAAGTGAGGCTGCTCCGGTTAGCACACCACTTATTCCACCGGATCCTTCTTTACCTGTAAGTACTTTAGATTTTGTTAAAACAGTTTGTGCTTTTTGTAAGTTAGTTACAACTGATTTAGTTTGTGCTGTTGTGCTACTAACTAGATTTTTAAATGAATTGACACCGCCCTTACCTGTAAACACTGACGGTGGCATCATTGTTTGCACTGCTGAATCTACTAAGGCATTGGGATTTAATTTATCTGTGGGGTCGACTCCTCTACCCGCGGCTATCAATGTGTTGATCATTTTATCCGCGCCAGGCTTTAATATTCCGCCGGCTGCTAATTGAGACGGTGTTTGTGCATATGCACCAACTGCCGCAGTTATTGCACCACCTAATGGATCTGTATATTGTGTTGCGCCTGCTGTATTAGTTGCTATAGTTGCGGCTGCGGCTGGACCTGCGGCAGCCAATGCGGCGATGCCACCTACCACTGCTGTTGTTTCTTGTTTGTTTAATGCACCTGACACTGAATCTGTATCTGGTACTGATGTTATCGTAGCATCTGATACTCCGGGTGCTGAGACTCCGGCGGCGGCTGCGTCTGTAATTTTTTGAGAAAGATCACTGGCTGGTTCTTTTGGTAATTGACTTTCTGCACTCGGGTCAACATTTATATCAACACCCTGACCTGCCATTAACCATGGATAGTGTGCAGGTGCACGTGATGTAATACTTTCTAATTTTCCAGGTGCGGCTGCCCAACCTACTGCGTCATCAAATAAGGTGTCCGGATGTTGCACAACTGTAATAGGTTCTACTGCTACAGGTGTTATGCCTGATTCACCGTCATTTAAATGAACTTTTGCTCCATTAATATATGCTTCTCCGCCGGATTTACCTGACCATTTACCAGCAGACTCCATGCCTATATTTTGATCAGATTTAAATAATAAATTTTGTAAACCATGCAACTCATATGCTTCTCCTACACGCTGAGTGTATTTTTTGAGAGAATTGACATGTATATTTTCTTGGGCGTTGATATTAATATCTTTGCCTGCATGTATGTTTAAATTATTGTCTGCATGTAAATTTAAATCACCTTGTGTTCTTAAGTTAATAGAGTTAGTACCAAAAATATCTACTGTGCCTTCCTTACCTAATTCGATATAAGATTGACCGTTAGAATGTAGTATCATCAATACTTGACCATCATCACTCATTAATATTTGATGACCTAATGCTGTACGCAATCTAATTAATTGATCTCTACCGATAATGTCTCCGTCATCCATGACAAGTGAATGACCACCTCTACGTGCAACAACACGCATAGAAGTATTAAAATCGTTATACTCTGTGTTGTCTCCGGAAGCGGCTTTTTGTTTTTCATTAATTTTTGATGCCAGTGAGTTATTGCCGCCATCAGTGTATCCGCCTTCATAAATAGGTCTACCAGGAGTACTTACACCCCAACCCACTCTACTTGTTGCTTCACGTGATGCACTAGAACCGATAGGTCCTCTAATTCTATCTCTAAGAATACCTTGCTGTTGCATAATAGATGCGGCATAACTGTGAATAGGTTTTGCCGCAGATAAGTAATCCGGTGAGTCTGCAACTCCTTTATTGTTTGTGTTTATATTTGTGACAGGAAGTGTAGTTGCCCCGCCATAACTTGCCGCTTCGCCTTCGTTTGCAATAATATTATCTGAAGATCCAATTGCAGGAACCATTTGCAGTTCGTCTGGATCGGGCACAGCACCTATATAAAAACCATAATTTAAATCACCGTTGACAAAAATACATATTACTTTTGTACCTATATCAGGTGGTGCGTTCCATTGACCATAAGAACTAGGATTGCCTACATACTGTCCATATTCTGATGCTGTTACGTTGCCACTATTATCAGTAGTTTGTGTTGCACTTGCAGTTGGTCTTACTGAACCAAAGAATGTGTGTAATCTTCTAACTGGAATCCAAGTATCTCTGTCTTGTGATGCTTTATCCATAGACTCACTTGGAAAAACAAATAACTTACCTGAATTCGTAGGATCAATGTTATCCATTACAGTTGCAATGATAGGAACATTTTTAACTGTCGCTACGCCGGCGCCTGGTTCGTATTTTCTTAGTTTGCCTTTAGGCTTAAAAACATTTCTACTCATAATTAACCTGCATCATCATCAGAAGTATTTGTTAGTCTTGGAGAGTTACCATTAGTTACACCGGTAACGCCTCGCTGATCAATAGGTTGATCCGTTCGGAATCCAGTAGATGCTGTTCCTGTTCTTCCAGACTCTGTTGGGTTCATCATTCTTTGCTGTCCATGTCTTTCTTCTCTATCGCCGTCATTTTCACAAGCATCTGAATCTGGGAATGTATTTATAACAGCCTCTATATCTTGTGTAAACTTTCCTTCCGAAAAGTTACTTGTAATAGTTACTATTCTATAACTAACACCTACAATAGTATTAGCAACATTGTTGGGATATTCAAAGAATAATATAGAGTCATTAATATCTAATACGCCGGTTTCTCCGTTGGGTCCAGTTCCAGTATCATAATCAACTGCTTCTTTGAAATCAATTTCAAAAAATACTTGACCACCGTTAGCATTTACTCTAAACCCGTCGTCTCCGTAAAATCTAGTATATACTACGTTTTCCCTTGAATCTGATGCCAAGAAATCAGGATCGCCTAATATTTTGATTTTTGCAGTTGCATAAGCATCTGGAGAATACAAACTTGTCACATAATTATTTTGTGCTTCTCTACCTCCACCTACACTATTAAACGATGGTTCGGGCGTTGGTTGCCCGGGTACGCTAGGCACATCTGTATCTCCGCCTGTACCCACTCCGTCAGCATCAGGCGTGGTCCCTAAAACTTCGTTGTAATATAGATTATCTAACTGTTGAGAGTATTCTAATATTTCTCTATTTTCACCGGTGTACCAATATTGATATCTTTTATGAGGACCGTAATAGTCCATGCCCGGATTAACTGTTGATGATCGTATAACTGGTGTTTGGTATGTTTCAAATTTATATTTTGTAACGTATGCCCAATCTGCAATTTTTGGATCCCATCTAGCATTATAAATTTGCGGAGTTACATGATACCAAGAAACAGGTTTATTTGCGGCAGGTGCATTTTCTCCTTGTTCTCTGCTGACATCAGGAGTTGGATTATTATCATACACTACTTTTAATGCATCTCTTAAATATGTACTCCCTTTAATTAGTTCATCAAATACTTCAATCAAAGACGTTCCTTGAGAAAATGTAATAGTTCGTTTCGTGTTGTCTGGAGTTTGAGTAGCAGAGTTTTCGTCTGTTGATTCATATGCGTTGTCAATATCTGCTCCTGGCCACTTACCTTTGTCAACATCTTCAGGGGTTATTAGTTGTGCTGTTTCAAGTGCGACTCCGTCTGGGCCTATAAATTCTGCTATGTATTCATTTGCATATGTTAATGCCCCTTGTGTTACTAAATTAGTTTGATGCTGGTTCATTTGTGCAAAAAGACCGTTGTCATTAACAGTTTCAACTGCATCTGTGGTTTGATTAAAAACGACCCCGAGGGCTTCGCGGAACGTAGACGCAGTAATTGTTCGATCTGCTAGAAGTCTTCCCCTTTTTACACCAAACGCTTCGTTAGGAGATACTGCCGCACAACTTACATTATAAGTAACAGAAGAACCTTCAATTCTGAATTTAATTCCTATAATGTTAACATCATAATAACTTTGAAATAACCAGTCGCTTTCTCCTGCTACTGAATCTATATCAGATCCTTCAAAATCTGTTTTGCCTGTAGCAATATTTCCGTTTTTGTCATATCCTAAAAATCGTAAACCAACAATAAAGAACTGCCTTGATGGGTTTGTTGGTCCACCTTGTGCATATGCAGTTTGTTGATAGTAGTTAACCATGGCTTCGTTTGCCCTACGTAATTTAGTAATAAACGAAAATCCATATGGTTCTGTGATTGTAAAAGAAATATCATATGCATTAGTTGATGATTGTGTAGCGTCTGCGCCGATGGCTTGTTTAATTTTTAAATTATCTATATAAAAATCTGTATCAAATTCTGGTGCTCTTTTATCATAACTGTTGTTGACACCACCTGACTGTGCAATTAGATATGCTCCAACATCTGCATTAGAACCTGCTACCGCATTTGCTAATGCATTAATATCTTTTCTACCGGACGCTACAAAAGCATCGTATGCATCCGGTGTAATCATATACAGTGAAAGTTGATATGTATAGGAAGACAATGACCCTAATGGATTTTTTAATCGTCTACCTGGTGCGTCTGTTGGACTTGGCATTATATTCCTAACACTGCTCTTAATGTGTCTAATGTAGGCACATATATTTTTAAGCCCGATACCATATTAAACATCGGGTCTGGTCCTAATTTATTTGGATTACGTGCGGCAAAGACCCACCACAATTTAGAATCTCCATATAAATGCTGTGCTAACATATCAGGTCGATATTCATATTGAGGAGTTATCTCAAACTCTGCATCACTAGGATTTTTAGGAATAGTAGTATATGGATCCATAATGTCTAAGTACTGGTCATTTACTACAGATGCTTTTCTATATGGACTTGTTTTTGGATATATATTATTAGGCATTTTTTCTATCCTGTGCTTGTTCTTTTATTTTTTCTTTATCAACCTGTGGTCGTTGTTGCTGTTGTTGCTGTGCCATTACCATAATCCCGGGTTAGTACCTTGATCACCTATCATTAGATTTCCTGAAGCATAGTCTTTGAGACTAAATCTGTTACTGATGTCATTCCTGCTAACGACTGGTAAACAAGTAATTGTTAATGTTATTTTTGTAGGAACATATGTAATTTTTTGATCCTGCGTATCTGTAAATGTTGCAACTGGTCTAGTTCCGCCTGGTTCCAGTTGTCCTCCAATCAATGCTAACGTACTAGTGTCTGTCGCATCTGCTGTATTGGTTGCACGAATATAGTCAACGTCTTTGGGCAAATTGTACTGAAAGTTAGTAATAATTAGCGGGTGATTATTAAATTGAAACGCACCTAATCCAAACAAAAATGCCACCGGGGGAGGAGTTCCAATTTTAGGGTTTTGATCTTGTCCATAAAACATCTTGGTCATAGATTTAAAAAAGTGGATACATGCCAATAGATAGTTTGCTTCAAACGTGTCCTGACAAGTAAAGTCTGCTGTGATAGAAATATTGTCTACTGCACTATTTTGATAGTGATGTATTTTATAGTTACTATGAGTCGGGCCAACAGAATCATATGACGCAGTATATGCTACATTAATTTGAGGTGTGTAGGGGAAAACAACTCCGTCAGTTGCTATTAAGGGTTTCAGAATGCCAGGCACGTTTGCGTTCTTATAAAGATAATAAGCATCATCGCCTAGTTTCATTCTTACACGCCAATCAGCGGCGGCATTGAAACCGTCTGTGTTAGTAGTTGGATCTGTCACGTAGTGGTTCTCCGTTTATTCTTATGCTCATATTCATGTATGATAAATAGTTTGCTACATGATATATTTATCGAAACCAAAAAACCGCATTTTTTTACCCGTTACACTTGCTTTCATCGTTAGCAATGCGTATAATAATCTCATACCAATCTTGCAATAAGATTAACAACAACAAAGAGGAACTTTAATGGCAGTTGCAAAAAAACCAGTTAACTATTTAAATAACAAAGACATACTAAAAGAAATTCACGCAAGCAAAACTTCATATTGCTCGTTTACAAAAAAGGAATATCATCAATATGACATGATCATTGATGTCACTCCAGAGACTCCATTAGAGAAGTCTCTGCCCATGTGTCTTAAGAAAACAAATATACAACAAGCAAAAGAAAATAAAGCGGCTAGGTTATCAGCAGAGCAAGGCCTGACAGGACAAAACAAAATTGACCCAAAGACTATTGAAACCGACGGATTAATTTTTAGGGTAATGACCTGGGATCATATTCCATTGTCTAAAAAACAACCTAGAAAGGTTGTCAAAAAGAAAACAGTAGTAGACATTATTGATTTTGAAGATGAGTTAGATCCAGCAGACAACTTGTTTGATGATTTAGAAGACAAGAAAACAAAGAAGGAAATCGATGATTTAGTCCATGTTAAAGTTAATTTTCCTCCTTTTCAACATTATCGTTTAGATGCAGAAACTAACTCTTTAGTGTTAGTTGGCAAATCGCACTGGAAAGGTGGAGTCAAAACTGGTGAGTTTACTACTAAAGCAGGTAACATCACTGACAAACTAGCACGTATGTATATTATGTTATGTGAAAAGTACGCCATGAAATTCAATTGGCGCGGTTACACATACAACGATGAAATGCGACAAAGTGCTATTCTTCAGTTGACTTATGTAGGCTTGAGATTTAATGAAGCCAAGTCAGCAAATCCATTCGCATATTATACTGCGGCAATTACAAATAGTTTCTGTAGAGTTCTTAACTCTGAAAAACGCAACCAAAATATCAGAGACGATATTTTAGAAATGAACGGGTTGAATCCTTCATTTACTAGACAAATGTCTGGTATGAGTTTTGACAGTGCTACCAATCTAGCAGAGCAGGCAGAATATTAATTTATCCGTTTTGTTTGTATTACGTTCTATTGTAAGTTACAATATAGTATTAATATGGGTAAGTAGTTATGGCTAATCTTTTTGATAAAGCGGCAGTTTTTACAGACATACACTTTGGTTTAAAAAGTAACAGTTTGGTTCATAACCAAGATTGTTCTAATTTTGTTGACTGGTTTATAGAAAAAGCAAAAGAGAACGATTGTGAGACATGTTTCTTTTTAGGTGACTGGAATCATCATAGATCCAGTATCAACATGCACACTATGCAGTTTGGTCTCAAAGCATTAGAGAAACTAAATGATGCATTTAACAAAGTGTATTTTATTCCGGGCAATCATGACCTTTATTATAGAGACAAAAGAGACATTCACTCAGTAGAATGGGCTACCCATTTACCAAACATTACAATTGTTAATGATTGGTTCGAAGAGGGAGATTGTGTTATTGCCCCGTGGTTAGTCAATGATGATTACAAGCAACTTAAAAAGAAAAAAGGCAAATATCTTTTTGGTCATTTAGAATTGCCCTATTTCTATATGAATGCTATGATCGAAATGCCGGATCACGGAGAACTTAACACCGATTATCTATCACAGTTTGAATGGGCATTCTCTGGTCACTTTCATAAAAGACAATCACGCAAAAACGTTTGGTACATAGGTAATGCTTTCCCACACAACTATGCAGACGCAGGTGACGATGCCAGAGGTATGATGATTTTAGAGTGGGACAAAGAACCTGAATTTCATTCATGGCCAAATCAACCCAAATATAGAGTATACAAATTAAGTGAGGTTTTGGATAACCCAGAAGGCTTGCTTTTACCTGACAGTCATGTTAGAGTTCATTTAGATATTGACATTTCTTATGAAGAAGCCAACTTTATTAGAGAAACGTTAATACCAAAACACCAGTTGCGAGAAATGGCATTGATTCCGATTAAGTCAGATGAACATGCTAATGATCTTGCACCTGGTGAACTATCATTTGAAAGTGTGGATAGCATTATCATTGATCAAATTAAAAACATAGAAAGTGAATTCTATGATAAAGGTGTGCTATTAGAGATATATCAAAGCCTATGATACAACTAAAGAATATTACACTAAGAAATTTTTTAAGTGTTGGGTCGGTTACACAAGCAATCGACCTGCACAACCAAGAACTTACCCTTATATTAGGTGAGAACTTAGACTTAGGTGGAGACGGTGCAAGAAACGGCACAGGTAAAACTACACTAATTCAAGCCATTAGTTATGCACTATATGGTACTGCCTTAAACAACATCAAACAAAACAATCTTATTAATAGAACTAACGGTAAAGGCATGTTAGTGACATTAGATTTTGTTGTTAACGGTATAGAATATCGTATTGAACGTGGTCGTAAACCACACAGTTTAAAATTCTTTATTAATGGTCACAATAACGAAGAAGATAATGAAGCCCAAGGTGAAAACAAAGAAACACAGGGTGTTATAGACAAGATTATTAATATTTCTCCTACAATGTTTAGAAACATTGTAGCACTAAACACATATAGTCAACCATTCTTAAGCATGACTCAAGGACAACAGCGTGATGTTATTGAGCAGTTGTTGGGTATTACATTATTGTCTGAAAAAGCAGAACAAATTAAGATTAAAATTAAAGCAAATAAAGAAGATTTGCAACAAGAAGAATTTAAAATCAAAGCCATAGAAGAAGCAAACAAAAGAATACATGAACAAATTGATTCTTTAGTTAAACGTGCTAAACTATGGGATGCCAAGAAAAATGAAGATATTTTAAAGTTAAAAGAAGAACTAGAAGTACTCAAAACTTTGGATATTGAAGCCGAATTACTTGGCCACAAAGAACTTAGTACATACAATCAACGTAAGAAAGAACACGAAGATATCGATAAAACGATGCAAAGAACTAGGTCAGATTTAGATAAAGAATCTAAATCTGTTACTAAATTAGAAAAAGAAATTGAGACATTACGTACTAATAAATGTTATGCTTGTGGTCAAGATTTCCACGATGATAGTCATGCTAACATATTGGTAGACAAAGAAAAATTACTAGAAGAAGCCAATGAACGCACAGTTGATTTAGCAGAATTTTATGTCGAATGTGAAAAAGAAAAAGAAAAGATCGGGGATATCGGGTCTTTGCCAAAACTATATTATGATACAGAACAAGAAGCCTTTGAACATAGAAATAAAGTAGATAATTTATTACAACAAATCGATCAAAGAGAGAATGATACGAATCCGTATACAGATCAAATCGAAGATATGCAATCACAGGCGTTACAAGAAGTTAATTTTGATAAAATAAACGAATTATCACGCATTGGTGATCATCAAAAATTCTTATTGGACTTGTTAACAAGTAAAGATTCATTTGTGCGTAAAAAGATTATTGATCAAAACTTATCTTATCTAAATGGTAGGCTTACACATTACTTAGATAAGATGGGTCTACCACATCAAGTTGTATTCTTAAATGATTTGAGTGTAGAAATTACAGAGTTAGGCAGAGAACTAGATTTTGATAACTTGTCAAGAGGTGAGCGAAATAGACTGATCTTAGGATTGTCATTTGCATTCAGAGACGTGTGGGAAAACTTATATTTCCCAATCAATACTTTGTTTATTGACGAGTTAATTGACTCTGGTTTAGATACTATCGGTGTTGAGAATGCTATGGCTATTCTTAAAGATATGTCACGTAGACGTAACAAGTCAATTTGGCTTGTATCTCACAGAGAAGAACTTGCAGGTCGTGTTCCAAGTGTTTTGCAAGTTGTTAAAGAAAACGGGTTTACTACATATAACACTTCTAGGGAAATGGAACACTTATGAGTTTAGCCCTGTGGCACTGGCACATTGAAATTAGTAGCAAGTGTACACTAAAGTGCCCTAGATGCCCTAGACAAGAAGTACCAGATACACTTGTCAATACAGAATTAGATTTAGAGTTCTTTAAGAGAAACTTTCCAAAAGGGTTCATTACTAGAAATGTTGAAAAATTGACATTTTGTGGTGATGACGGTGACCCGATCTATGCACATGATTTTATCCCTGTCATTAGATATTTTAAAGAAATTAAACCCACTATCGCAATTATTATAGTTACTAACGGGTCGTACAAAGCAGACGGTTGGTGGCAAGAACTTGCTGAATTACTAGATGAACAAGATCAAATACATTTTAGTATAGATGGATGGAACCAAGAAAGCAATAACAAATATAGAATAAATTCAAATTGGTCTAGTATTATCAGTGGTGCTACTATTATGGCACAACAATCAAATTGTTGGACTGTTTGGGACGCAATAGGTTTTAAATTTAACGAAGACATGTTAGAAGAAATGAAAACCTATGCTAAAGAAATAGGTTTCGACTCATTTCAATTAACAAAGAGTACAAAGTTTGGTGAAGTCTATGATCACTATGGGAAAGACGACCCTTTACAACCATCTGAAAAACTGATAGCATCTAGTCACCGATTTGAAAGAGAAGTATTTAAATTGTCTGACAGAAAGTTATTAGAGCCTTGGATGCGTACTAATTTAACTTTATTAAAAGTTGCACCTACAATAGGAAATGAGCGACCTTTATGTCACATAGGCAACAAAGGCGCATACATAAATGCCAGGGGAGAATTTTATCCCTGTTGTTGGGTAGCAACACGATATGGTCACAATAACAAATGGCAAGATGTAGGCAAGAAATATAGTCTACACAAAAAGAATTTACCCGAAGTTGTGAAGGAAGAATTTTGGAATGCCGAGTTTATACACGGTTCTTTTGAGTGTCAAACAAAATGCGCCCATTATCGTGTGACAAAAAATTATGCCACTGAGTGGTAGGGAGATAATTAATAGTAATGCCATCACCATCTAAGAATAAAGGATCAGGATTTGAAAGAGAAGTTGCAAAATTTCTTAGTGATCTTTATGGAGAAAGTTTCATAAGGGCGCCCGGATCTGGTGCTTATGTCGGTGGCAAAAACCAAAATCGAACAGAGATTTTACACGAAGGACAGATCAGAAGTTTTAAGGGAGACATTGTTCCTGGACAAAGTTTTGATGCACTAAACATTGAGTGTAAATTCTATGCAGATTTCCCTTTTCATCAAGTTCTGTCAGGTTCTTGCAGACAACTTGAAGAATGGCTCGACCAGTTAATGGACGTGCATGAAGAGGGAGACTTTGACGTTCTCTTTATGAAATTTAATCGTAAGGGGCGTTTTGTATGTGTGCCTAGTCGGTACACATTTGTAAGTGATCAATTCATGTACTATACCTCAGACAACCATGCTGACTGGGTTATATTCAGTTTTGATCACTTTTTTGAATTTAACAAAGAACTATTTAAATCATACTCAAATAAAAGCACAGCAGACACCACGTCAAACGAAGCCGACACCAAGTCTATCTCAATAAAAACTACACCAGTAGATTATTAAAACTTACATATAGTATGGTCGTAATTTGTACTCGACCCTTCTTGAGGAACCCTATACGGGTAACGGATCTGAAGTAGTGTGTTACACACAATATACCGAGGAGGCAATCGTTATGGTAGCGAACCTTCAATGAGTCTATATCTACTTTGTCTTGAGGATATAGAACATGCGTTGCTGAGAGATCATGTTTATTAATATGATTGGCTCAACTACAGCCCAGTAAACTTTACAGAGCAACCGGTAGCGATTGATTATAGTAACGTAATCAATCGGGGACAGACAACATGGATGACAGGGGGTAATGACCTGAACCGTGGTAGTGTTTGAATAGCACTACCATGGCTTCTAAAAGGTAATAAGACTTCTTAAAGAACTGTTTAACACTGTATCCTAATAATATACCAAAAAGAAATTACGAATGAGCGAAGCGAATGAGTAATTAGGTCTCTTTAGAGACCTCTTAATGAAATAATAAGATTTAAAAGAATGGTAATTGGGTTTTCTTAGTTGTTTCCAAGTGATCTTCTATTAGTTTATTTATGGATTCTCTTTCATGTTGAGACATGTTAAGGATATCTTCATAGGTAGCACCGCCACGCATATACCAGGACATAGTCAGAGCATTGGCTCTGATCGCCCTGACTTGTTCTTCATATCCTTTTAGTAACTTCCTAATCCCCTCAGGGTCGAGAGAAAGAAGCCTTACACGAAAAAATCTGAAGCGTTTAGTGTGAAAGGTTGCTCGTATTGATGTTGACATTCTTCACAAGTAATTTGTAGAGGCTTTATAGTGCTATCTGCTTTAATCTTGCTATGCCAATCTCTGATAGATTCATAAGTTTTAGTATCACAATTAGACAAGAAATCTTCAATATATTCAGGTTCTGTTACTTGTGCTGTGGGAGTTTCTACATATGCTATAGCCAATGCCAATACTTTCATTGTTAATGCAGTAATTTCTTTTAATGCAGATTGGCTCATTTTCATACGTTCATCAGGGTCTTTGATATCAGGCATGTTTTTGTATTTTGCTTGAATTTCAAATTGACCTAGACCTGCAATATTCATTTCTTTATACTTAAGTGGCTTAAATTTGATTTTTAGATCACCTAATTCTAGCAACGTATCATAGTCCCCTGGTTGAAGAGATCCTAATAGCATTTGCATGTTTACGCCATATGTTCCTAATGCGTTGCATTTAGTGCATTCAGATTCTACATCAATAGTATCTTGTCCACCTGCCGCTTTAATAGAAATAAGAACAGTATCTAAATCATTACTCAACAGTTCCCACGGGTCTTTAATTGCTGGAATACAACTTCTAATGATTTCTACCATAGCCTCACCGTTAAACAATGAATCAGGTGTTTTAGTAGTAATTTCATCAATAGCAGTCATTGGATAAACGGGTAGTTCTCCTGATTCTGTCTTTTCGATAATATCATCAGGATAATTTTCAACCCCTGATGGTAACTTAATAAAAACAGCAGGTCTTCTAAAGTACTGTCTTAAGGGATTGTTATCAATTGTGGCCATATATGTTCCTCAAAAAATTATGGTAATTTAAAAATACTAAATACAATTAGCATAGTATTTAGTAGACCGAAAAACCGGCTATAAAAAACTTAAAGAGACTCATTAATATATGGCTATGGATGATTTTGACCCAGAAGTAATGCGAGAACTGCTTGGTAATTTAGAAGCATTAAGTGCCTCTTTGGGCCCATTGGCTGTAAAAATGGGACAAATGAGTGGGAGTATAGATCAAACAGGAGCCGCTGTCAATAAAGAAGGCGAAGCAATAAAAGCAAACGTCAAAGTTAGAGAAGGTGAATCTAAAGCAGTACAGGCTTCTCGTCAGGCTCAACAAGAACTAACCGCAGCCAGTGAAGCATTACAAGCCGGCTTTACTAACCTTAAAGGAGCTACAGTATCTTTTGCTGATGCTCTTTTAAAAGGCGAAGGACAGTTTGCATCTTATAACAAAGCAATAGATGGATTAGGTAATGCCGCTTTTGAAGCAGGTAAAGCCTTTGGTCCACTTGGTATGGCCATCGGCGGCGCAATAAAAGTCATTAGTAAAGTTGCACAAGCATTTACTGAACAAGCAGACGCACAAAATCAATTTGTTACTAGAATGTATGAGATGGGTGCGGTTTCAGGGCAGAACAGTGAAACACTTACTGACATGGCTAGAGCCGCAGGTTACGCCGCAGAAGATTTGGAAAAATTGGGACCAATCTTTAAAGCCGCAGGTCAAGGCTTAACTACATTAGGTGGCACAACTGGCGAAGGTACAGAAGCATTTGGAAGATTACTCAAAGCCGCTAATGAAAATGAACGTGCATTCTATAGAATAGGTTATTCTTTAGAAGAACTGCAAGAAACGCAGGGCGCATATGTAGAACTTCAAAGACAATCGGGTATTAATTTACAACAGCGTGGGTTTGATGAAGCAAAACTTGCCAAAGACTCTTTAAACTATGCTAAAAATTTAAGAATGTTGTCAGACTTAACAGGTAAGTCTGCTGAAACATTGCAAGCCGAACAACAAGCCGCTAGAAATGCATACGAAAACGTTATTGCTAACCGTAGAGACGAAGCAAATCTACGTAACCTACAAAATGAATTAGCACAAGAAACTAATGCAGAAAGAAGGGCACAACTACAAGCAGAAATCGATGAGATGGAAAATGCATCTCAAGTTAGAAACGAAGCCATTGGTCGTATGGCTAACGATTTCGGTGATGAGTTTGGTCAGCAATTTGGTAAAGTATTACGTACAGGTGCGTTTGACGAATCAACTAAAGGTCTTGCAGTCTTAGGATTATCAGCCGCTGATCTTAAAAAGAAATTTGAGGGCGTAGAAGCAGGAACTCCTGAGTTTGATCGATTAATGGCTGAAACAGCACAAGAGATCAGACAAAAACAAGATGAAAGAATAGGACAGTTTGGTACATCATTGCAATTTGGTGGTGAAGAATTAGGTAGACAATTAGGTCTTGCTAAAGAAGCAGTGATGGAAGGGGGCAAAATTGATCCTCAAGACGAAGTAGGTAGACGAGAAGCCGCACAACGAGAAATCGATGAAAGAATGCAAAGTGGTGACGCACAGCGTGATGCAGCCGCGGCATTAATTGATACTGAACGTAATGTAAGAACAGCCGCAGATGCCGCATTAGATGCACTTAACCCGCTTACTAATGGATTTGATAAAGGTACAATAGCGTTAGAAGCACTAACTGTAGCCGCAGGTGTAGCCGCAGCCGCTATGGGCATGAGTGCCTTCTCTGGTGCAGGTGGTGCTGGCGGAATGATGAGCAAACTAGGCGGTTTGTTTCGAGGTGGCGGAGCAGCCGCAAGTGCAATGTCTGGTGCAGGTGGCGCCTTAGGGTCAGCAGGAGTTAAAGCATTAGGTGCAGTAGGAAAATTAGCAGGTCCTCTAGCCGCAGTAGTCGAAGTTGGTAAAGGTGTTTATTCTGCTATGGAAGGCAGAGAACGTGCGGAAGAAAATTTAGCCGAAGGCAAGATTTCAGAAGAAGAAGCAGACAGAAGAAAGACACAAGCAACATCTGAAGGTGCAGGCCAAGCAATAGGTGGTGCAGGTGGTGCTTTAGCAGGCGCAGCCGCTGGTGCCGCAATTGGATCAGTTGTCCCTGTTATCGGTACTGCTATCGGTGGTATTATAGGTGGTATTGCAGGCGCCTGGTTAGGTAGTGAAGGCGGTGAAGCAATCGGTGGTGCATTAGGCGAAGCAATGACCATTACTCCAGAAATGGAAGAATACAATAGAGCCAACTTAGACTTAGTTTCACAAATGGGTATCTATAATGAAAATTGGTTAGGTGCTAGTGAAGTTAATATGGAAGCGTTACGTGCAGGTATTGAAGAAGGCACAGTAACTAAAGACATGGTCCAAGCAATGATGATGGACAATGATCTAACTGACCAGCAACTACAAGAACTTACAGATATAGCCGCAGGCATGGAAGGACCCGGTGTTGATGCATTAACAGCAGGCGCCAGTGAAGAAGAAATGGCTGCTATGCTTGCTGAAAGAGAGCAACGACAATCAGACCTTATCGCAGAACAACAACAAGCAGTCGCTGACCAAATAGTAGCAGAAGAACAAGAACGTGTAGAAAGAGAACGTTTGCTTGCAGAACAAAGAGAAAACGAAGCAGAACAAGCACAGTTAATAAGAGAACAGCGTCTTGCTGATGCTGAAAGAAAACGCCAAGAAGAAGCACTTGCTCAAGGTGCGGAAGAAGCAAACGCCGCTCTAGCCGCTTTATCAGGTCAAGCAGGAGATGCTATTGAAACTGCATCTGAAAGTATGGTAACTGCCGCGGGAGAACTAACGTTAGAAGGCGCTGAGGGAGAATTAGGGGGAGAAGTAGGCAAAACTATGACTCCTATAATGGCTGCCATGTTTCCTGGTTTTGGCGTATTACCAAATCTATTTGAAAAAGTCAGTAATTACTTAAATCCTGAAAGCGAAGAAGGTGAAACAGAAAAAGAAAGTTCTATTATGGACTTAGCCAAGAAAGCAACAATGGCTATTCCAGGTGTAGGATTGTTAGCAAGTGCCGGTGAAGGCTTAATGAGTCTATTTAACCAAGAACCTGACTTAGAAACAGTAGAAGGTAGACGAGAACTATTTGCTGAAGGCACCGATGAAGAATGGGCACAACAAACAGGCGGTGCATTAGGTGGTTACTTACAACATCTACAAAATGAATTAGAAATAATAGGGCTTGATGCTACTACAGCCACTGAAGAACAAATGGCTGTTGTTAAAGAAAATGCTAAACGTGCATTCTTAGATGACAAATATGGTCAGGAAATCACATCAGAACAGTCAATGGTAACAGAAAGTTCAGATGATGCATATTCTAAACAATTTGACGATTATATTAAATCTGTTAACGCATTGGGTGAAGTATTAATTACTAAAACTCGGTCAACAACAGACGATGATGGCAATTATATTTCAGAAAAAATTATGGAGTATGCCAATACTGTAGAAGGGTCATTAGATCGTGCAGATGGCAACATCAGAGATTATTATAACGAAGCGACCGGTGAAGAATCATATGAAAGAACCGGTGACCTAGCAACACATGAATTTGTTGACGTATGGAATACTTCAACTGAAGCATTAACAACTGCATCTACAGCAATTGCTGATGCTATTAAAGCACAAGAAGAAGTAGTAGAAGAAGAAACAACCGGCGGAACAGCCGCAGGAACAGCAACACCGGATGCAACAAATCAGTACATAGAACAGTTACTTGCCCAAAACGCACAACTAATGGGATTGATGGAAAACCGTTTAGGATCAATAGCCGGCAAACTGGAAGATGCAAATGACATTAACAATAAAATCTTACAGTATGGTAGGGTGTAACTAAATATAATATAAGAGATAAAAGAATGCCTTTAACTAAGAAATTTACAAACAAAAGCGGTCAGTCAAGTCCGATATCAGGAGCCAATAGCAATTCACGTGCTTGGAACGGTGTTGGGCCTAGTGAAACGCCTTATGTAAGCACAGATTTCGGTTATAAGAATTACATGAGTAGACTTCCTGAAGTTTACACAGGACACCCTAACAGAATCGAAAGATACAATCAATACGAAATGATGGATGTCGATGCAGAGATTAATGCATGTTTAGACATCATTGCAGAATTCAGTACACAGAGAAATGAACATAACAAAACGCCTTTCTCTTTTGAGTTTAAAGAAGATCCAACTCCACACGAAGTAGAGTTACTTGCAAAACAGTTACAACAATGGTGTAAACTTAATGAGTTTGACACTAGAATGTTTAAGATTTTTAGAAACACAATTAAGTACGGAGATCAAGTTTTTGTAAGAGATCCAGAAAACTTTAAACTGTACTGGGTTGATATGGTTAAAATCATTAAAGTTATTGTCAATGAAAGTGAAGGTAAATTGCCTGATCAATATGTTATTAAAGACATTAACATTAACTTACAAAATCTCACAGTAGCACAAAAAACAAACACAGACTTTGCCGCTAATCCAACAACTGGATTAGGTGGTACAGGTGGCGGTGGTGGTGCAGGCGGCGGCGGTTATACTGTACCATCGATGCCTTACAACACATCAGGAAGTAGATTTACTTTAGGTCAAGCAGAGTCAGCAATTGATGCAAAGCATGTTGTTCACTTATCGTTGACTGAAGGATTAGATCGATTTTGGCCATTTGGACAATCTATCTTAGAAAACATCTTTAAAGTATATAAGCAAAAAGAATTACTAGAAGACGCTATTTTAATCTATCGTGTACAACGTGCACCAGAACGTAGAATGTTTAAGATTGACGTAGGTAACATGCCTAGTCACCTAGCAATGGCGTTTGTAGACAGAATTAAAAATGAGATTCACCAAAGACGTATTCCAAGTGTTCATGGTGGACAGTCTGTAGTTGATGCTACATACAATCCACTATCAATGAATGAAGATTACTTTTTTCCAGTTACAGCAGAAGGTAGAGGATCGTCTATTGAAGTTCTTCCAGGCGGACAGAACTTAGGTGAGATTGATGACTTAAAATACTTTAATAATAGACTAGCACGTGGTTTGCGTGTCCCAAGTTCATATTTGCCCACAGGCCCAGATGACAACACAACACCTCTAAACGACGGTCGTGTTGGCACTGCTATGATACAAGAATTTAGATTTAATCAATATTGCGAAAGACTACAAAATTATATTTGTAGCAAACTTGACGAAGAATTTAAAATGTTTTTACGTTGGAGAGGATTCAATATTGATACTGGATTATTCAACTTAACATTTAATCCACCTCAAAACTTTGCCGCTTATCGTCAAAGCGAATTAGATACGGCAAGGGTATCTACATTTGCATCAATGGAAGCGTTTCCTTATATTAGTAAGCGTTTTGCGTTAGAAAGATTCTTGGGATTAACTGAAGAAGAACTTAAACGCAATGAAGAACTTTGGGGTGAAGAAAACACTGAAGCAAATGATCAGGATCCTGAAGGGTCTGACCTCAGAAATGTTGGTGTTTCTACTGGTGACTTTGACTCAGATATTGAGACTAATGATGAAATAGAAGCAGGTGATGAATTAGAAGATGCTGGAGCAGAAGGATTAGATGTTGCAGGCCCAGTTGCAGGACCAGAAGCCGCACCTGCAGGCGGAATGCCTCCCCCGGTCACCTAAAAGATAAATACTATTATGAAATTAACTGAAATGTTTGATGCGCCCGTTCCCGGATTCCAAGATGTTGAAACAGACAACTCTAAACCTATCTGGAGAACCTCACGTAAAACAAAACTTACATTGCATCAAATTCGTAAATTACGTAAAATGTTAGATGTAAGAAATTATGAAAAGGCAAAACATTTAGCAAAAGTTAGAAAACAGTATGGAGCAAAGCCGGAAGCAGAAGGCGCTCCTAGCATTTAAAACTCTCCCGAAAACAGCCTAAAATATGTGGTTGATACCATATATTACCGAAAATCTACCAAAAACGCAAAAAAGTAGCACTTAAAACGTACTTTTTATGACTACGTGCTAAATAACTTTACAAAGCCATTTTTAAATCAGGAGACATATAATGGACAATAAGAAATTTGATCAATTAATTGACCTCATTATTAATGAAGATGAGGAGCAAGCAAAAGACCTTTTCCATGAAATCGTAGTAGAAAAATCTAAAGAGATTTACGAGTCAATCATGGAAGAAGAAATGATGGACGATGACCTCGAAGAAGGCATGGGCGGTCAAGTAGGTGATTTACTTGATGAGATCAATGCTGAAGAAGAAGGAGTCTCCGAAGAAGAAGAAGCAGAAGACGAAATTGACGTTGATTCTGAAGAAATTTTCGACATCGAAGGTGACGAAGATGAAGGTTCTTCTGAAGAAGTAGAAGATGCAGTTATTCGCATCGAAGACAAACTAGACGAATTAATGGCTGAGTTTGAAGAAATGATGGGCAAAGAAGACGACCTAGAAGGTCGTGACGATGAAATGGACGCTGACCTAAAAGACATCGAAGATGAAGGCGGCGAAGAAGTTGACGTAGAAGTTGACGATGAAATGGTTGCTGAAGCAGATGACGAAGACGAAGAATTAGTCTCTGAAGCAGTAACTTTAAATAAAGTTCCAGTTCAATATCCACATGGTGGAGACAATGGTGAAAACACCAAAAGCCCAGTTGACGCTAACTCAGGCAGTGCAGGCATGGACAGCAAGCCCGTAGATTTTGCTAAAGGTGACGAGAAAGGTCGTTCAGCACCCCAAGCAAAAGACGTAGACGGTGCTTCTAGTTTCCAAAACAAGCCTGGACAAAAGAGTGTAAAACTCGGAAGTGCGCCTAAGCCCGTGACAGCACAGGCTTCTGGTGTTAATACTAAATCTGTTATAGACTAAGGAACTGATACAAATGGCTTTGTATCTTAAGGAACACTTAACATTCGACCGTGCAGAATTGGTGGTCGAATCTGTTAAAGAAGAAGGCAGTGATTTAAAAACTTTGTATATGCAAGGTATTTTTATTCAGGGTGGGGTAAAAAACGCTAATGAACGTGTTTACCCCGTTTCTGAAATTGAAACCGCTGTTGACACCCTTAATAGTCAAATCAGAGAAGGACATTCGGTCCTAGGCGAAGTAGATCATCCAGATGACTTAAAGATCAATTTAGATCGTGTATCACACATGATTACTAAGATGTGGATGGATGGTCCAAACGGGCTAGGAAAATTAAAGATTTTACCAACTCCAATGGGTAAGTTAGTTCAGACCATGTTGGAATCAGGGGTAAAACTTGGTGTTTCAAGTCGTGGTTCAGGTAATGTAAACGATTTGGATGGCCGAGTAAGTGATTTTGAAATAATCACAGTAGACATTGTTGCCCAACCCAGTGCTCCAAATGCATATCCCAAAGCAATTTATGAAGGTCTTATGAATATGAGACACGGTCATAAAGTGTTAGAGATTGCAAGAGAAGCAAGAGGCAACAAGCAAGTAGAGAGGTTCTTAGGAGACGAAATTAAACGTCTCATTAAGGACTTAAAAATAGACTAAACTTTATTAGAGGGGAAATCAGCATGTTAGATGCTATCAAACCATTAATTGATTCAGGTCTCATTAACGAAGACGTTGCAGGAGAAATTGATTCTGTTTGGAACGACAAGTTAAATGAAGCCAAAGATCAAGTTCGAGGTGAACTCCGTCAGGAATTCGCACAAAGATACGAACATGACAGAAATGTGATGGTTGAAGCCCTTGATAAGATGATAACTGAGTCTCTAAGTGAAGAAATTAAAGAATTTCACGAGGAGAAGAAGGCAATCAACGAAGACCGCGTTAAAGCCAAAGTAAAACTTTCTGAGCAAGCAACAAAGTTTAATGAATTCATGGTTACTAAACTAGCCGAAGAAATCAAAGAACTACGTGCTGATCGCAAAGTTCAAATGGAAAACCAAGATAAACTTCAAACATTTATCGTGCAAGCACTAGCAAAAGAAATTAAAGAATTTGCTCAGGACAAGCAAGCAGTGGTTGAACAACGTGTTAAGTTGGTCGCAGAAGGTCGTGAAAAACTTGAAGCACTCAAACAGAAGTTTGTTGCTGAAAGTTCTAAGCGAGTTTCTAGTGCAGTTGCATCACATCTCAAAGGTGAATTGTCACAACTTAAAGAAGACATTCAAATTGCTAGAGAGAACTCATTTGGTCGTAAGATTTTTGAGACATTCGCATCAGAATTCTCAACAACTTATTTAAATGATAAGGCTGAGACACGTAAAATTGTCAAGGCTTTTGAAGCAAAAGAGAAAGAACTAGCGGATTCAAAAGCCCAACTTGCGGAAGCAATGAAGGTAATTGAATCAAAAGACAGTGAAGTTCGCATTATTAAAGAGTCCACTCAGCGTGAAAAAGAACTAGATTCACTTTTAGAATCTTTGAACAAAGAAAAGGCTCATGTAATGAGAAGTTTGCTAGAAAGCGTCCAGACACCAAAATTGAAGGCCGCTTTTGATAAGTATTTACCAGCCGTACTAAACACTGGAAGTGAAAAGAAAGCGAAAGCTCCTTTAACTGAAAGCGTTTCAGTAGCAGACGGTAATAAATCTGCCAAGAAGATTGAAAAAGAGACCGCTGACGAGTCTTCAAACGTCATCGATCTCAAGCGTCTGGCAGGGCTTGCAAATTAATTAATACGAAGACATATTAGGAGAAATAAACCATGTCACAAGTACTCTTAGAAAGCCGTTGGGACGAGACCAAAGACGCCCTGTTAGAAGGCTTAAAAGGTAATCGCCGCTCAACAATGGGTGTAATCCTTGAAAACACCCGCAAGAGTCTCTTAAACGAGAACGCTACCGCTGGTAGCACCTCTGCAGGAAACATTGCTACACTTAACCGTGTGATTCTTCCAGTAATCCGTCGTGTTATGCCAACTGTTATCGCTAACGAACTCGTTGGTGTACAGCCCATGACCGGCCCTGTTGGACAAATCCACACATTACGTGTACGTTATGCTCAGTCTTTGACTGACAATTCAGCAGCCGCTACTTCTGTAACTGCTGGTGAAGAAGCATTATCACCATTCAAAATTGCACAGGCTTACTCACGTACAGCCCAAGCAACTGCGACTGCAAACTCCTATACTGGTGCTGATACAGCAACTTTAGAAGGAAACGGTGGTAAGCAAATCAGTGTGCAAATCTTACGTCAGGCTGTAGAAGCCAAATCACGTAAGTTGCAAGCACGTTGGACATTTGAAGCCGCTCAGGACGCTCAGTCTCAGCATGGTATCGATGTAGAAGCAGAAATTATGGCTGCTCTTGCACAAGAAATCACTGCTGAAATTGACCAAGAGATTCTTTTATCTCTACGTACCTTGGCAGCAACTGAGTTCACATACAACCAGGCAACAGTTTCTGGTACAGCAACATACGTTGGTGACGAGCATGCCGCTTTAGCAGTTCTTATCAACAGAGTTGCAAACTTAATCGCACAGAGAACACGTAGAGGCGCAGGTAACTGGGCTGTTGTGTCTTCTGCCGCATTAACTGTACTACAATCTGCTACTACATCAGCATTTGCACGTACAACAGAAGGTACATTTGAAGCACCTACAAACACTAAGTTTGTTGGTACATTAAATGGCTCTATGCGTGTATTCGTTGACTCTTATGCTCCTGACACTCAAGCAGTGTTAGTTGGTTATAAGGGTTCTTCTGAAACTGATGCAGCCGCTTTCTACTGCCCATATATTCCATTAATGAGCAGTGGTGTTGTACTAGATCCATCAACATTCGAACCAGTCGTATCATTTATGACCAGATACGGTTATGTCGAATTAACAAACACTGCGTCATCGTTCGGTAACGCGGCTGACTACGTTGGTGAGATCGCAGTTCAAAACTTAACTTTCCAATAAGCCGATTATCGTCTTACGAAAGTAACGAGTTAATAACTCACAACCTGGGAGAGTCTTTTGACTCTCCCTTTTTTTATGGGCAACCAAATACTCATTAAATACTTGACACAGCCTTAAATGAATGTTATTATATGAACATTAATACTATAAGAGGAAGTTATGGCAAAATATAGAATATTTGGTGGCAGATACGGTGGAGAAGTTGCGATAGGCAAAGTCTCACACGAATTTGCTGAATATTGGGCTCCTAGAATCGAAGACGAAGGAGATAGTGACTGTATCGAATTTGTCACTAGTGTTGAATGGGACGATGAGCCTTCAGACACAGAATCGCCTGCAATGACACTAGAAGGAAATAGACCTTGGTATGAACTAGACGATATCGAACATATCAATAGTTACAGTGCTGACGGTGGGTTTAGAGTCGTAAAAGTCGATGATGATGACAAAGAAGATTGGGATACTGAAGTTGAGATAGAAGGCCATCACCAATTATACGGCAGAGAAGCATACCATGATGTAGAGTTTCCTGAACCTACCGAATACATAACTGAAGAAGATATAGAAAACTATGTTCCAGTTATGACTTTTCACAGTTTTGAGAAAGGTCAGTTTGGTACGTGGGAAGTTGAAATTGATGGAGAGTTTGATCCAGACAAATTTGCTTATAGCATTGTAGAAACAATGGTTGGTGAATTTGTAGATAAAGTATTCTATGACAAAAAAGAATTAGAACAAAATTTTGATTGGGCAGACTCAACTGGCAAAGGTTATTATGCTAAAGTTGGTTGGATGAATCCTAAATACCATGACAAAAGTGAAGTGTACACAGATGAATATCTAGTTGACAACGGCTTTTGGGAAGATTTAGAAGATTCAATTGCTTATGATAAAGAACAAGCAGAGGAAAATAATGACTGAAGAAAACGAAAATAAAACTATAACAGAACCATTAAACATCTTTGCGAACACTGAAACCGGTGAGGTAGGTACAATCGAAGATGCTAAAAAAGTAGACGAGACTATTATTCCGAGGCAAAGTCCTCCTGTCGTTTCTGATGAAGAAGCAGAAACATATAAGGGTTTTGAAGAACAATTAACGTCTCGACCTGATGAACTTGATTGGGAAACTGAAGCAATCGAAAGATCAACTGAAGCAACCATGACAGAGGGTGAAGAATCTAATTCGGATGAGATTCCACCGGTAAGCGAATACGAAGATAGACTTTAATGAAAATCCCTGCACAAGAGTGCAACCTAGATAATCCTAATCTTACTATCATTTGGTATCATAACTATTCTGGTGGTAAATTTATGGTTAATTGTTTGGGATTAAATGACTTAACACTGTTCCCGCACGATAAACTTGCGTTACTTCAAATGGAAGGCAACTTTACTGTAGAAGACAAGTTAGATTATTTGTTGGCACAACTTAGTGGCATTAAAAAGGGTGATTTTTGGAATGATCTTAACTTGAGTGATAATCTTTTCTTTGGGTTTGATAAACGACAGTATATTGATCCTTGGAGAGGCATACATTATAACTCTTTTGTTAAAGACGTGTCCAATAGTGACTATAGATTCTTTAGAGCATCACATGATATTAGAGAAGTCCTTGCTATAAAAAAACTTTGGAAAAATGCTAAAATTGTTCTTTTTACGCATCCTCATGCGTATGTAGAAAAACGTGCAAAGAAAGATATTAAAATTAAAGTTTACTACGATTCCTTAAAGTACCATGAAGAACACTTAGAAGAACTAAGGAAACTTTCTAATGTCATTTATGAATTTGATGTACGAAGATACGAATCTGAAACGGAAACACTAGATTCTGTAAAAGATTTGTATGAAATATTGGATTTGCCAAATTATGACAGAGAAAAACTTGCAACTTATTACAATGCTTGGTATAATAAAATCGAAGAAATCAAATTGTAATATCCGAGTCTACAGACAAATCTAGTATTTTTTTATTCCTTCTAATCTTTTTATTATACAATCTGCTACAATTAGCACACAGCGTCATTAAGTTGTCTGTTGATTTATCTTTAGTATTTCCGTTTTTATATACAACATCTAACTGAATCAAATCTTCTGGGACAAAACCACAATTATCACAGTGTGTGGTTTTATGTTGTAAATGTCTGAAACGTTTATTGTACATAGCCTTAGCACAATCTACACAATATCTATGCCACTTTTGAAAACCGTGTTTGCTTTTGCCATTGGGTTTCGCCAACGCAAATTTGCATTTTTTACAAAAGGGTCTGTGAGGCTGTGATGTTATCATACAAATATTTATAAAAAAGATCTCCTAAGTGCTTTATTCTGTAAAAATAAATTAGGATAAATGCTAAATATATTATTATAATAGGAGAATATTTCCGGCATGGCAGCAGAAAAATTTAACGCACTTAAGGGCTTTTCAGTCGGAATCCCTGCAATCGATGTCATTGATTCTAATGGTAATATTGTTACCAATGTTGTAGTTCCTAGTGGTAATGTTACTGCAAACAAAGTCTACGCAAATCACTATTATTATGCGAACGGAACACCTTTTAGTAGCGATCCTGCAGGAACGAATACAGAAGTTCAGTTTAATAATAATGGTGTACTTGGAGCATCTGCTAACTTTACATTTAACACAACTACACAAACAGTAAGTGTAAGCAACTTTTCAGCCTCAGGAAATTTAGTTAATTTAGGAAACGTAGATAATTTACAGATTGATGGCGGCCTAAATGGGTATGTATTACAAACTGACGGTGCAGGTAACTTAAGTTGGACAGCACAAACAGGAAATGGCGGTGGTGGTAACGGCGTACCAGGTGGCTCTAATACACAAGTTCAGTTTAATGACGCTGGAGCATTTGGAGGAGACTCTGGATTTATATATGACAAAGATACAAATCTTTTGTCTGTTGACTACATCGGTGGAGACGGTAGTAATCTTTCTAACATAACATATGCAAACATTACCGGTATCGGTAACATTTCTTCAATTGACTTAGACGGCAATGCTCAACATGTTTTGTATGGTAATGGAGTGTTTGCAGAAATTGATACCGGAACAATATCAAACTATGCCAATTATGCAGGCAATGTAACTATTTCGGCACAACCAAACATTACAAGTGTTGGCACATTAACATCTTTAAATGTTACAGGAACAACACAAACTGGTAACTTATCAGTAAACGGAGACATTGGTGCCGACGGTCTTATTGTCACGGGACCATCGCAATTTATAGGTAACATAACACTAAACAGTATAGGTACTTTTACTGGGTCCGGACCAGTAAATCTCGCTAGTTCACCAAATGTTAATTTAACTTTAGCAAATTTACACATTGATGGTGGCATAAACGGATATGTGCTTTCTACTGATGGCGCCGGAAATTTATCATGGACTGCCGGAAGCGGCGGTGGTAACGGCGTACCAGGCGGCTCTAACACGCAGATTCAGTTTAATGATTCAGGATCATTTGCTGGTTCTCCGTATATGACATTTAACAAATCTGATAACAAGGTCAATTTTGCAGGCGAAGTAACTGCTAACGTTTTTACAATGGGATCAGGGTCATTTGAGTTTAGAACTAGTGAAATTTGTATAGCAAACACTACATCAACATCTAACATAGAACTCTGTCAGACGCCCGTAGAAGACCTGGCTGCACTTGATTACGTTATCATAGCAACTGATGAGTTTTCAGGCAAAAGACAGTACTTAAACATTAATGCGGTGTATTACAATACGGATGTAGTATACAACGAAACCAGTGCTTTGTATATAGGTGGATTAGTAACAGATTATGATCTAACATATGTGCCTGGAGACGTGTTTCTTCCAGCCAGAATAGTATTATGGGTCACGCCGGCAACTACTAATCAAATCACGTATAAAATTATGGTTCAAAGGTACAGAGATTAAAGAAAAAATATAAATACATTTATTAACGGAGCAATATCAGATGGCAATTAAACCATTCAATTCAGTAGCAGGATTTTCCGTAGGAGAAGATCCCGCTAATATTATTTTAGGTAACGGTTATATCACTACAAACGGCGCAACGTTTACAGCAAACATTGCGGCACTTGGAGTATTAACAGACAACCTATATTACGCAAACGGTCAACCTTGGGACTTACAATTACCGGCAGGCTCAAACAATCAAATTCAATTTAATGATGATGGTTCTTTTGGTGCTAGTGGTAATTTAGAATTCGACCCTTCAACAAATATTTTAACAGTTGGTGGCAATGTCGATATCGGATCAAATTATTATTTAGGTAATGGTGCATTATTAGACGGCATCGACACTTCAGTAATTTCTAATGGTACTTCAAACGTAAGTATACCAACCGTAGACGGTAACATTGAATTAAATGTTGACGGTAATTTAATTGCTAACATAACTGCTACAGGTGCCAATATTGATGGTACTTTAGATGTAACAGGTATTGTAACTATTCCAAGTACAACAGGTGCTATTGACATAGCATTGGGTACTCCTACTCAAGGTAATTTAACAAGTAATGCATTAACACTAACTACAGCGTCATCTGTTTCTAATTCTATTGCCCAATTAAATGAAGTATTAGGAAAATTAGTTCCTCCTTCACCAAGTGATTTCCCAGGCGGAACAACTTTAGCAATAGATTCATTGTCATCTTATCGTATGGCAAATGGTTTTACGCAACCAGACAATACATCAGGAGGAAGCGCCGCAGTTCCAGCAGGGACTACTGTTTCATCTGTTAGACGTTCTGCATCCTACACAACAAATGCAGTTGCAAATGTTGGTCCTGGTGATTCAGGTACCATAACATGCTACCTAAATGGTGCAGATGCAGGTAGCGTGACATTAACATCTGCACTCACTGGTAACGGAACATACGGCAACTTAATTATTAGCAACAACGTAGATTACTCAGTTATTGATGCAAACGTAGCCGCAGGTTTTTGGTCAGTGTTTACAGCAGACCTATCAGGCTCTGTATCAGATGGTTGGAACGAAGTCTATATTGCTGATTCTGCAACTAGCAACACAAATACTCCTCTTTGGTACTACGACTCAAGTAATCCAGGTACCCCACAGTTTACATCAGTAACGTTTACAGCACCTGCGGTTCCAAGTTATACATATACTTCAACTGTACCTCACTACAACAATACTAACATTTTTGATGCACAGTTTGATGTCAATAGATTATCAGGTAACATGTATCCAACAAGTGATACGTTTATTACTGGTTCAGGAGCAGGAGCATTTGGAGCCCCAGCAAGCAGAACATATGCACAAGCATCTATTGCAACGCCACTACAGCAAAACTTATATGTAAGTTCAGGCAACGCAACAGTTAGTACAACATCACAAATTATTTCTGGGTTTGGTTCTAGTACTACAGGCCCATCAGTAACAGCATTTAACTCTTACACTTCAGGTGTGCAAGCATTATCACCTGGAGCAACAGTTCTTTATAAAACAGGGACTACTTCAAGTTCTAGCAGAATTGAAGAAGCAAACGTCTATATTGGATCATCTATCGGTTCAGGAACAGGATTAGCATCAAGGATTGTAAACCCAGGTTCAACCGATACTCCTAGTTTCAGTGCAGGAGCATCTTTATTTGATAGTCAAAATGGACCGCTTCAAACGTATGATGCAACAGTAGTTGCAGATGTGTTAAAAAATGACACAACAGATTATTCAACTGGATATTTACCAGTTGGTCCTGACTTGAGCGGACAAGACGCAAGTCAGTATTTTACATTTAGAGTAGTAAGAACATCAGTATCAAAATTCGATGTTAAATGGTCAGGCACATTAGCAGGTTTATGGGTAGGTTTACCCGGGTCAACAATTGATTCTACATCAGGATTAAATGGTTGGCTAGATATGTCAACTGCATATGCAGGAGCAGGTGTTCCCGGATCAGGTGTCGGAGGAAACGGATCAGACGGATGTGCTTTAGGAGGAACAGCGCCATTAAACAGTAGCCAAACTAATAAATCAGTTACAGCAACATTTGGTACAGTGAGTTCATCTAGCACAGTAACGAATGAAATCTATGTTCGTATTAAACTAACATCAGGACAAACTATATCAGCACTATCATTAGAGGCGGCGAGTAATTAATTATGAGTATACCAGTAGATCAAAAAGTCGACCTGCTCTATAAACAGGCATTTGGCGTAACAAAAACAGACACGGAAGACAATAAAAGTCCGTCTAACGAATCTATTCCGAGTCCTCTTCTTATTCGTGGAGACACGATGTGGACACAAGCGGATCAGATTCCCGGCACTGCATCAGCAGTTGCAAATCTTGTTCAGGCATATACAGGATCAAATGCAGTAGAATGTACAGCAGATAATACAACAGTACCGATAGGTAGTGTTTACCCCACATGGAAAACTGATTTAACTTATTGGATTCCAGCAGAATTTGGCGCTACTTACCAAGTTCAAATTTGGGTAGATAGTTCAGGAGTTGCTGATCCTACAGCAACAGGTACACAAATCTTCGCCGCAGGCTCAGGTGGAACAGGTGAATGGTACTTTAACTATCAATCAGGTGTACTTAACTTTATTGGAGAAACAATTCCAACTGCACTTACATCAGGCAAAGTTCTTTATGTAGTTGGTTATAGATACATTGGTTTAACAGGCGTTACAAACTTACCCGGCAACACAAATATTGGCGATCTAAACTTTGATGGTACTACAATATCAAGTACAACTACAGATGGTAATATTAATTTACAACCAGATGGCAATGGAGTAGTCACTTCAACAGCAAACATTGTAGCACCTAATTTTATAGGTAACATTTCTGGTAACTTAACAATTTCTGCTCCTAATAAAGCAGTCATTTATAGTGCTAACGGTTCTGCTGTTGGTAGTAACGCATTTAGTTGGGACTATGTATC